GATCCGTGAATACTTGGAAAAAGTTGGTTCCCCAGTCGAAAGCGAAGAAGCAGGTACAAACACTGAGTCTGTAGTTGCTGGCGAAAACGACATGGGCGGTAAAGCAGTTGACTTCGACGCAGGCGGTGAGGACAAAGGCGGAGCCACACCAAAGAGTACAAGCATGGGAATGACCACAAAGCCAGATATGAAAAAAGTATCCGGTGCAGGTAAAGTATAAGGTATAATCACTAATGAACCTACTTAAAGAGCATTTAACCTTTGACAACGCTAGAATGGAAGTTATAGCGGAGGCAAACGCTGACGGCAAAGGTAAAAATCTCTATATGAAGGGTATATTCATACAGGGCGGTGTTAAAAACGCTAACCAAAGAGTATACCCCGTTAGTGAAATTTCCGATGCTGTAGGTAATATTAACAAGCAAATCACAGAAGGTTATAGTGTATTGGGTGAAGTAGATCACCCAGACGATTTAAAAATTAACCTAGATCGTGTCAGTCACATGATTACAGAAATGTGGATGGACGGTCCAAACGGATTTGGTAAATTAAAGGTTCTTCCAACACCTATGGGTCAACTAGTGCAAACTATGTTGGAATCAGGTGTGAAGTTAGGCGTAAGCAGTCGTGGTAGCGGTAACGTTAACGAGGGTACTGGACACGTCAGTGACTTTGATATAGTCACAGTTGATATTGTAGCACAGCCTAGTGCTCCAAACGCATATCCAAAAGCAGTCTATGAAGGCTTATTGAATATGCGTGGGGGACACAAGGTGCTCGAAATGGCAAAAGATGCCGGTGCTAATCAAAAGGTACAGAAGTATTTGCGTGAGGAAGTAATGCGCCTCATCAAAGACTTAAAAATATAACAGGAGAATGATCCATGTTTGATGCTATCAAACCATTAGTAGACAGTGGTATCATTAACGAAGAAACTCAGACTGCAATTAATGAAGCCTGGGAATCCAAACTTAATGAAGCACGTGAACAAATTCGCACAGAAATGCGCGATGAGTTCTCTACACGCTATGAACACGATAAAAGCGTAATGGTCGAAGCTCTAGACAAGATGGTCACAGAAGGTCTCCAAGCAGAACTCACAGAATTTGCTGAGGAAAAGCAACAGTTGGCAGCAGACCGTGTACGTTTTAACAAGCGTATGACAGAAGCCGCTGGCAAGTTTGATAAATTTCTAGTTGGAAAACTAGCAGAAGAAATCAAAGAGTTGCGCTCTGATCGCAAAGTTGCACAAGAATCTACACAGAAACTTGAGCAGTTTGTAATCAAAGCTCTAGCAGAAGAAATTCAAGAGTTTGCAAAAGACAAGCAAGACGTAGTAGAAACAAAAGTACGTCTAGTAGCAGAAGCCAAGTCCAAACTAGCTGAACTACAAGACAAATTTGTTGCTAAATCTGCTGCACTTGTCAAGGAGTCTGTAGGCAAGAAACTAGAGTCTGAATTGACTCAACTAAAAGAAGACATTCAAATTGCTCGCGAGAACAACTTTGGACGTCGTCTATTCGAAGCCTTTGCCAGTGAATTTGCTATTACTCACTTAAATGAGAACAAGGAAATCGCTAAACTTGTGAAGGCACTAGAAGACAAAGAGCAACAAATCACAGAAGCCAAGGCTGCTGCTGATGAGAAGGCTCAACTAGTTGAATCAAAAGACCGTGAAATTCGCATGATTAAGGAAAGTCAAGAGCGTCAGGATACTCTAAACGAGTTAATGAAACCCTTGAACAAGCAAAAGCAGGAAGTAATGAGCCAGCTTTTGGAAAATGTGCAGACCGAGAAACTGAAGTCTGCATTTGATAAGTATCTACCAGCAGTTCTAAACAATTCTGCACAACCAAAAGCCGAAAAGCAAATGGTTACAGAGAATCGTAAAGAAGTGACAGGTGATAAATCTGCTAAGGTCAGCGTTGAAACCAACGATAATAATGTTGTTGAAATTAAACGTTTAGCAGGGCTTAAATAAACCCTAATTAGGAGTAAAGAAAAAATGACACAAGCACTACTAGAAGGCCGTTGGGGCGAAACAAAAGATGCCCTGCTAGAAGGTCTACAAGGTTCCAAGAGAACCACAATGGGTGTTATCCTAGAAAACACTCGCAAGCATTTGGCAGAAGCTGCTACAGCAGGCGCAACCGCTGCTGGTAACGTTGCTACACTAAACCGTGTAATTTTACCAGTAATTCGACGTGTTATGCCTACAGTTATTGCTAACGAAATCGTTGGTGTTCAACCAATGACAGGACCTGTTGCACAGATCCACACTCTACGTGTTCGTTATGCTGAAACTGCTACAAGCACAGCACCTGCACCATTCGACACAAGCACAACCGCTGGTGACGAAGCACTGAGCCCATTTAAGATTGCCACAGCATATTCCGGTAGTTTATCTACAGGTCGTGCTGCTAGTACAACAGCACTAGAAGGCAACCCAGGACGTAAAATCAACGTTCAAATCTTGAAGCAGGTTGTAGAAGCCAAGACACGTAAGCTAAGCGCACGTTGGACATTTGAAGCTGCCCAAGATGCACAAAGCATGCATGGTCTTGACGTTGAAGCAGAAATCATGGCTGCTCTAGCACAAGAGATTACCGTTGAAATCGACCAAGAAGTTCTAGGTAGTCTACGTGCGCTAGCCGCTACTGACTTCACATACAACCAGGCAACAGTATCTGGTACCGCTACATTCGTTGGTGACGAACACGCTGCTCTAGCTGTTCTAATCAACCGCAGTGCAAACTTGATTGCACAGCGTACACGTCGCGGCGCAGGTAACTGGGCAGTTGTAAGTCCAGCCGCTCTAACAGTACTACAGAGCGCAACAACTTCTGCTTTCGCACGTACCACAGAAGGTACATTCGAAGCACCTACAAACACCAAGTTTGTTGGTACACTAAACGGCGCAATGCGTATCTACGTAGACAGCTATGCAGCAGACACAACTGCTGTTCTAGTTGGTTACAAAGGTTCCAGCGAGGCTGATGCCGCAGCATTCTACTGCCCATACATTCCATTGATGAGCAGTGGTGTTGTTCTAGACCCAGCAACATTCGAACCAGTCGTAGGCTTTATGACTCGTTATGGATATGTTGAGTTGACAAACACAGCATCTTCTCTAGGTAACGCAGGCGACTACCTAAGTGAGATTAATGTAAGCAACCTAAGCTTCCAGTAATCACTGAAAATTCTCATAGGGATGGGAAGCGAAAAAGGACCGAAAGGTCCTTTTTTGTTGGCTATGCAATTGGTAACTGTTGACAGTGTAATGCTGCGGTGTGACAACTTGCTTTTACAGCCTCTTCAACAGATAACCCATTACAAATTGATACTGCAAACTGTGCTCTAAACACATCACCCGCGCCTAACGTATTAAGGGCCTGTATAGTTTCTGGCTGGCAAGTTTTTACTTCGCCGTTTTCTAACCAACAAATTTCATCCTCACTGTTAGTATATCCTACCAAGCCTCCAAACTGTCGCTGCAAATCGTAGATGCTGAGGTTGCACAAAGCATAAGTTTCATAACTTAACCAAACGTAGTCTGCCTTGGGGTATGATTCTAACGTTTCTATTGGTGCGTCAATGTCCAGCATTGTGGGTATGTTGTTTAAACGTGCTGCAGAAAATATTTCATTGACCATGGGCATTCTGTGATTGTCTGCGGTAATTAAATCAAAGTCGTAGTCTGTGGGCAAACTTATTTTGCGTTTTATTTCTTCACTTTGATGATAGACAACTGTGCGTTCGCCTTTGTCGTTTACAATAATAATGCTACTTGGTGTTGCTAGATCTTCTTTGTATTTTACATAATCGTGATTGATGCCATATTCATTTAACAGTTCAATTATAATTTTTGAATATGCATGTTGTTGGTTGCCCAGCACAGTACAAAGTTCAACTTCTGCACCTAATTCAGTTAGGGCACGGCCCACATTGGCAGCGTTACCACCGAGAATGATCTCTGCACGCTCACAACCTATTTTGTTGTTTATGTTAGGTATGGTATTACTGTAGTAAACTAAGTCTGTGCAGACGTGACCGACACTTAATATTTTCATATTTTATTTAATAATACTGGGTATAGCCCAAATAGTCAATGTTTACGGTAAATACAGTTGTTCACATGAACTCTCGGAGCGCCACTCCGGGCGGCCTAGAACGCTAAATTAAGGAGAAATAAAATGGCAAAATTTAAGACAGCAAAAAGTGCAACAGTTGATATTGGTTATCCAGTAGGAACAGCTCAAGTTGGTGGTAATACCAGCATTACAGGCAATCAAATTAGTCCTGAAGTTAAAGTAGGCGGTAACAGTGCTGCTACAGGATACATTGTACGCAAAAAAGGAGCTACTAAGTTTTTAGTTAATGACCTAGCAGGAAACGAAGGTGTATGCTCTTTGGCAAATACTGACAGTGGTAACTTAACTGCCAACACAATGAGTATTGAATGTACATATGCTAACGCAGCTACATTCTACGCCAGCAGAATTACTAACAAGTTTGTTTGGAATCAAACAGATGACAAATTCTTGGTTGGTACCAGTGCAGACAGCGGAACAACACCTGCAACAGTTGCAGTTCCAGTTGCTTAACAATCATTATCGTAATGATGAAGATAGGCCTGCAAGGGCCTATTTTTTTGGTAGAACCTTAATAATCAAAAACAAATAAATACTCTATAGTTCTAAAAACCGGATAAAGAATGGCGCAAGAAATCATTGACTTAGGTGATGGTCCAGATAGTAACTCTGGTGATTCACTCTATACCGCATTTACCAAAACAAACAGTAACTTTACAGAGTTATACACAATTATTGGTAGCAACAGTACGACAAATTTAACCGGTAATACAATTACTGCAAATTATTTTTATACTACTGGCAATTTACGAGTTGGTAATATCAATGGTTTTGGAAATTTAAGCACTATTGGCAATATTATTGGGGCGGGATATTTTTATCCTAACGGTCAAAGTGTTTTTAGTAACATTCAAGCAGATTTGACTAGCATTAAGTCTGATGTACTACCTCAGACTACAGCAACTTATACACTCGGTAGTATTTCTAAAGAATGGGCAGAACTTTATCTCAGCAATAATGTAACTTTGCGCGGCACAAATATTTCTGTAGATAATGGAACTCTCACAGTCAATGGTGTAGTAGTAAGTGGTAATTACAGCAATGCAAACGTTGCTAGCTACTTGCCAACTTATACAGGCAATATAGGTGCTGGTAATGTCATCGTTAGCACAGATGTTATTGCTACTGGTAATGTTAGTGCAGCCTACTTTATTGGTAATGGTAGTCAACTAACTGGTTTAGGTGAAATTACATATGGCAATGCCAATGTTGCTAATTACTTGCCTACATACACAGGTAATTTAGATAGTTTGGCTGGTAATGTAATTACTACTGCTAATGTTACTGCTGCTTATTTTATTGGTAATGGTAGTCAACTCGAAGGACTGCCTGCTTCTTATTCAAACGCAAACGTAGCCAGTTATTTGCCAACGTATAGTGGTAACCTTGACAGTGTCGACGGTATAACTGCAAACAGTATTAGTGCAACAGAATTTATTGGCAACATTATCCCAAGCGCCAACGTTACTTACAATTTGGGAAGTTCAGATTTTAGATTTAAAGATTTATTCTTAAGTGGAAGTACTATTAACTTAGATGGTGCATCAATTAGTGCCAACAATACCGCAGTGATTATTACAACTGCTGAAGGTGGTGCATTTGTTATTCAAGGATCTGAAGATGCAACAACATATAGAATTCAAAATGGCACTTCTAATGTTGACATTCCTGCTAGTGACGGAAATATTTTAATTTCAGTTAACGGTGAATCGATAGCAACTTTTTCTTCCTTAGGTTTAGAAGTTGTTGGAAACATTACACCTGGTAATGTAGATACCGCAGGCAATGTTACAGCCAGTTATTTCTTTGGTAATGGTAGCCAATTAGACGGACTTACAGAATTAAGTGTAAACTTTGCAAACACTGCGGGTACTGCCGAGTTCGTAACCAATGCTACACAGGCAAACATTACCAGTGTTGGCACATTGACCAGTCTGACATTAAGTGGTACACTAACTGGCACTACAGTAGAAGCAGCACAAATTGGTAATAGTGGTGCTACATTAACAGGTACACTAGACACTGCAGCACAAACAAATATAACTAGTGTTGGTACACTAACTGGTTTGACTCTAAGTGGTGCTATTACAGGAACGGTTGTTAATGCTGCTACTGTTGGTAATGCTGCTACACAACTAGTCGGCGAAACGCTAGATACAAGTGCAAATGCCACAGTAAATGGATTAACTGTTAACACTAGTGCAACAGTGGGAACAACATTAGGCGTTACTGGAAATATTATTGCAGGTAATGTCGAAGCCACAAATTTAGTTGGCACATTAGAAACTGCCAGTCAACCCAACGTAAATGAATTAGCAAACGCAGTTACAATTGGTGAGATTACAATTGGTAGTAACAGTATTACCAGCACACATGACACTATCACAATTGATCCTAGCACAGAAGGCAGTGGCGGCCTAGTTGTAATTGAAGGTAATTTACGAGTAACTGGTAATGTAACTTACATTGATAGTAATGTTGTAAGTACAAATGATTTAGACATTATTGTCGCTAATAATAGAACAACTAGTGCAGACATAGACGGCGCAGGTATATTAGCAGGTAATGTTGGTGGTCAAGGTATCGCAACTTGGGTATATAATCATGCTACTACCAGTTGGCGCTCAAATGTAGGGATAACACCTCAAGGTAATGCTGCACTAAGTTTTGGTGGTACAAATAATTATTGGAGTACAGGCTACTTTAACGCCATCGAAGCACCAAGTATTACTGGTGTACTACAAACACCACAACAGACAAATATAACCAGTGTTGGTACACTAACTGGACTGACATTGAGCGGAACTCTGACAGGCACTACTGTTAATGCTGCTCAAATTGGTAACACAGGTGCAACCCTAACTGGTACAATTCAGACAGCCAGTCAAACTAACATTACCAGTGTTGGTACACTAACCGGACTAACACTAAGTGGCACACTAACTGGTACAACCATAAACGCTGCCACAATTGGAAATAGTGGTGCAGCAATTACTGGTAGTACATTGACTGGCACTATACAGACTGCTAGTCAACCAAATATAACCAGTGTTGGTATACTAACTGGACTGACATTAAGTGGTATATTAGACGGCACTACTATTCGTGCAGCCATTATTGGTAATGCAGGTGCTGCACTAACTGGAACTATTCAAACAGCAGCACAACCAAATATTACCTCAGTTGGCACTCTAACAGGATTAAATTTAAGCGGCACACTGAATGCCCCAACTGTACAAGCAGCAACCATTGGTAACACCGGCGCTGCATTCACGGGCGCTACTTTAAACACCACTTCTAATGCAACTATTAATGCGTTAACAATAAACAACAGTGCTACAATTGGTACTGATTTAGGTGTTACTGGCAATGTGTCTGCTAGTTATTTTTTAGGTAATGGTGCATTATTAGATGGACTAGGAGGAGTTAGTGTAAGTTTTGCCAATACAGCAGGTGTTGCACAATACGTCAGCGAAGCAGCACAGGCAAATATTACCAGTGTTGGTGTATTGACTGGCGCCACCCTGTCAGGAACATTGACTGGCACCACAGTAGAAGCAGCGCAAATTGGTAACACAGGCGCAATCTTAACTGGTACGTTAGATACCGCTGCTCAAACAAATATAACGCAAGTTGGTACACTGACTGGATTAACATTATCAGGCACGTTAAACGGAACAACTGTACAAGCAGCGCAGATTGGTAATTCAGGCGCTACATTAACTGGAACAATCAATACTCCAGCACAGACAAATATTAATCAACTTGCTGACGAAGTAACTATTGGTGAGATCACAATTGGCAGCAATAGTATTGTAAGCACACATAGCGTAATTACAATTGATCCCGCAAGTGCAGGTCAAAATGGATTAGTTGTAATTGAAGGAAACTTACAAGTCACAGGTAACGTAACTTATGTTGATAGTGGAACTATAATTATCAACGACAAAGACATTATTGTTGCTAATAACCAAACAACGAGTGCTGGTATTGATGGTGCTGGTATACTAGCAGGTAATGTGGGTGGAGCAGGAGTTGCAACCTGGATATACAATCATGCTACCACAAGTTGGCAAAGTAACGTCGGAGTAACTCCGGTTGGTAACGCCAGTTTAAGCCTCGGTGGCACCAGTAACTACTGGAGTACAGGTTACTTTAATGCAATTGAAGCACCAAGCGTCACAGGTGTACTTCAAACAGCAAACCAGACTAACATTACGTCAGTAGGAACACTAACCGGACTTACACTAAGTGGTACACTAACTGGCACTGACATTAATGCTGCTACAATTGGTAATACTGGTGCCACATTAATTGGTGATGGTAGTGCTTTAACCAGTTTAACTGGCGCAAATGTTACAGGAACAGTTGCTAACGCCACATATTCTCTTGAAGCAGGTAACAGTAATACAGCAAACACAGCAGGTACTGCCGGGTATGTAACAGAAGCAGCACAAGCAAATATTACCAGTGTTGGTACACTAACCGGTTTGACACTAAGTGGTGCGTTAACAGGAACAACTGTTAATGCCGCAACAATCGGTAACACAGGTAGTACTATATTTGGCGCAACAGTTGAAAGCACTGCAAATGCCACTGTAAATGATATTACAATCAACAATAGTGCTACAATTGGTACAACATTAGATGTTACCGGAAATATAATTGCTGGTAATGTTGATTCAACTGGAAATATATCTGCCAGTTACTTTTTTGGTAATGGTAGTCAATTAGGTGGATTAACAGAACTAAGTGTTAATTATGCTAACACTGCAGGAACTGCTGAGTACGTAACAAATGCTACACAGAGCAACATTACAGCAGTCGGTACACTAATAGGATTAACACTTAGTGATACGTTAACCGGTACTACTTTAGAAGCTGCTCAAATTGGTAACAGTGGTGCTACGTTAACAGGAACTTTAGATACTGCTGCTCAAACTAATATCACATCAGTAGGCACACTAACTGGACTAACTTTAAGTGGTACACTAACCGGTACTGCTATTAATGCTGCTACCATTGGTAATACAAATACTACACTAACAGGAACGTTATCCACTGTAAGCCAGCCAAATGTAACCTCACTAGGAACACTAACTGGACTTACACTAAGTGGTACATTAACAGGTACCACAGTAGAAGCAGCACAAATAGGTAATTCGGGCGCTACCCTGACAGGCACTTTAGATACTGCTGCTCAAACTAATATTACATCAGTTGGAACACTAACAGGACTAACTTTAAGTGGTACACTAACCGGTACCGCAGTGGAAGCAGCAACTATTGGTAACTCAGGTGCTACGCTAACAGGTACGTTAAGCACTGCTGCACAGACTAATATCACTAGTGTTGGAACACTAACTGGTTTAACACTAAGTGATACACTTACTGGTACAACTATAAATGCTGCTACAATTGGTAACTCAGGTGCAACACTAACAGGCACGGTAAGCACCGCTGCTCAGCCAAATATCAACGAACTTGCGGATGCGGTAACAATAGGTGAAATAACTATTGGCAGCAACAGTATCACAAGTACACACAGTGTAATTACTATTGATCCAAGCACTGCTGGAAGTGGTGGATTGGTAGTAATTGAAGGCAACTTGCAGGTTACAGGTAACGTAACTTACATTGACAGCAATATTGTCAGCACCAATGACTTAGACATTGTTGTTGCAAATAATAGATCAACTAGTGCAGATATTGATGGCGCTGGTATATTAGCAGGTAATGTGGGTGGTGAAGGAATAGCAACCTGGACATATAATCATGCAACTACTAGTTGGCAAAGCAACGTTGGTATAACTCCACTAGGTAATGCAGCGTTAAGTTTTGGTGGAACCAATAATTATTGGTCAACAGGATACTTTGATGTGTTGCAAGTTGGTGGTAATGTCACTGCCAATTACTTCTTTGGTAATGGAAGCCAATTAGATGGACTATCAGACCTAAGCGTAAATTATGCCAATACCGCAGGAACAGCTGAATATGTAACAAATGCTACACAGAGTAACATTACAGCAGTTGGTACACTAACTGGCTTAACATTAAGCGGTGGATTAACAGGAACAACAGTCAGCGCAGCCACTATTGGTAACAGTGGTGCTACACTAACAGGTACATTGAGCACTGCGGCGCAGACAAACATTACATCAGTTGGTACTTTAACCGGACTTACACTAAGTGGTACACTAACTGGAACCACTGTAGAAGCAGCTCAAATAGGTAATTCGGGCGCCACACTAACTGGTACTTTGAATACCGCTGCACAAACCAACATCACATCAGTAGGTACACTAACTGGATTGACATTAAGCGGTACACTAACAGGTACGACGATTAATGCAGCCATAATTGGTAACAGTGGTGCAGCCATTACTGGTAGTACTTTAACAGGTACTTTACAAACTGCTGCACAAACAAATATTACTAGCGTAGGCACTTTAACTGGACTAACACTAAGTGGCACATTAACAGGTACCGCAGTAGAAGCAGCAACTATTGGTAACTCAGGTGCTACACTAACAGGAACATTGAGCACCGCGGCCCAGACAAATATCACATCTGTTGGTACACTAACTGGCTTAACATTATCAGGAACACTAACTGGTACTACAGTAGAAGCAGCTCAAATTGGTAATAGTGGTGCTACATTAACCGGTACATTAGACACCGCTTCTCAAACAAATATAACATCGGTTGGTACGCTAACCGGATTGACACTAAGTGGTGCATTAACAGGTACAACTGTAAGTGCTGCTACTATTGGTAACACTGGTGCTACCTTGACAGGTACGCTGAGTACTGCGGCGCAGACAAACATAACCTCACTAGGAACACTAACTGGGCTAACACTAAGTGGCACACTAACTGGTACTAGCGTAGAATCTGCAACTATTGGTAATAGCGGATCTCAGTTAACTGGTACATTACAAACTGCTAGCCAAACAAATATTACAGAAGTTGGAACACTAACTGGCTTAACCTTAAGTGGTACATTAAACGGAACTACAGTACAAGCAGCCATAATTGGTAACATTGGTGCTGCATTTACTGGCGCCAGTGCAACAATTACTACAATTAATGGCACAAATTTAAATGGCGCATTGGGTTCCGGCGGCGGCAATACTGCTATTGTAAGCACACTAAGTGCCACAGGTAATGCCACAGTTAATGCATTGTCTGTAAACAACAGTGCTACAGTTGGTTCGACACTAGGTGTAACTGGTGTTACAACAATTACAGACACAACACAGGCAACCGCTACAACCAACGGAGCATTGGTAGTCGCAGGTGGCGTTGGTATTGCCAAAGATGTACATATTGGCGGTACAGTTCTTATTAGCCAGGATACAACAATCGCAGGCAACTTAACAGTTGAAGGCAATACTACTATTATCGGTGCAAATAATCTTGCTGTCACAGACAACTTGATTGAAATGCACACTGATGCCAACTTAACTCCATTAACTGAAGATGATGGTAGAGACATTGGCTTCAGAATGCACTACTACAAAACGCAAAACGACAATGCTGCGTTAATTTGGAGTAATGACGAACAGAATTTAGAATGGTATGGTAGTGGTGCAGGAGACGATGCTAACGTCATCAATCACAGTACTGCTGTTTATGGAAATATTAAAACTGGTAACTTGGTACTGATTGGTAGTAGTGATCCAGGTGGCGCCAACGTTGATGGAACACGCAGTACCAGTGTAAGCACAGGTGCTTTAGTACTACAAGGTAACAGTGGTATTGGCGTTGGAGGTAACATCCATGCTGGTGGAAATGTAACTGCTACTTACTTCTTGGGAGATGGTAGCCAATTAAGTAACCTAAGTGGTTTAAGTGTTAATTTTGCTAATACTGCAGGCACTGCTGAATATGTAACAAATGCGACTCAGAGTAACATTACCGCAGTTGGAACTCTTACTGGCTTAACATTAAGTGGTGGATTAACAGGAACAACTCTTAACGCATCTCAGATTGGTAATAGTGGAGCAACATTAACTGGTACATTAGATACTGCTAGCCAAACAAACATTACAGAAGTTGGTACGCTAACTAGTTTAATTTTGAGCGGTACGCTAACTGGCACAGCCATTACAGCAGCCACCATTGGTAATTCGGGATCGCAACTAACTGGCACATTACAAACATCGGCACAAACTAATATTACTAGTGTTGGTACACTAACCGGACTCACTTTAAGTGGTACATTGACAGGTACAACTGTTGAAGCAGCACAGATAGGTAACTCAGGTGCAACTTTAACAGGTACGTTAAGCACTGCTGCCCAAACCAACATCACATCGGTAGGTACACTAACTGGACTGACACTAAGTGGCACTTTAACAGGCACTACGGTAGAAGCAGCACAGATTGGTAATAGTGGTGCAACATTAACTGGTACACTAGATACTGCTGCACAAACTAATATTACATCAGTAGGTACACTAACAGGATTAACACTAAGCGGTAACCTAGACGGCACAAATATCAACGCAGCCAGTGTTGGCAACGTAGGTACAACAATTACAGGTACATTACAAACTGCAAGTCAAACTAATATTACAAGCGTTGGCACACTAACCGGGCTAACTTTGTCAGGAACATTAACTGGTACTGCAATTGAAGCCGCTAGCATTGGTAACACAGGAGCAACATTAACTGGCACGTTACAGACTGCAAGTCAAACCAATATTACCTCAGTTGGAACACTAACTGGATTAACATTAAGCGGTACATTGACAGGTACCACAGTAGAGGCTGCACAAATAGGAAATAGTGGTGCTACATTAACAGGTACATTAAGCACTGCCGCTCAAACTAATATTACATCAGTTGGAACACTAACTGGATTAACTTTAAGTGGTACATTAACTGGTACTGCTATTGAAGCAGCAACTATCGGTAATAGTGGATCACAGTTAACAGGCACATTACAAACTGCCGCACAAACGAATATTACTAGTGTTGGTACATTAACTGGCTTAACTTTGAGTGGCACACTAACCGGTACAACTGTTGAAGCAGCACAGATAGGTAATACCGATGCTACTCTAACAGGTACACTTAGCACCGCAGCACAGCCTAACATTAACTCCTTAGCCGATTCTGTAACTATTGGCGAAATTACAATAGGTAGCAATAGTATTACCAGCACACATAGTGTAATTACAATCGATCCAAGTACTGCCGGCAGCGGCGGATTGGTAGTAATTGAAGGTAACCTGCAAGTTACTGGTAATGTAACTTACATCGACAGTAATGTTGTCAGCACCAATGACTTAGATATAGTTGTTGCTAATAACCAAACAACGAGTGCTGGTATTGACGGCGCTGGTATACTAGCAGGTAATGTAGGCGGCGAGGGTATTGCTACTTGGGTATATAATCATGCTACTACCAGTTGGCGTTCAAATGTAGGTATAACACCTGCGGGTAATGCAAGTTTAAGTTTAGGCGGAACTAGTAATTACTGGGATACTGGATATTTCAATGCTATCCAAGCACCAAGTATTACTGGTGTATTGCAAACTGCTGCACAAACCAATATTACATCAGTAGGCACATTAACTGGACTAACATTAAGTGGTACACTAACTGGTACGACGGTAGAAGCTGCTCAAATTGGTAACACAGGAGCAACACTAACAGGTACATTAAGTACAGCAGCCCAAACTAATATTACCAGTGTTGGTACACTAACTGGATTGACTCTAAGTGGTACACTAACTGGTACTACTGTTAATGCTGCTACTATCGGTAACGCTAGTGCAGCACTAATTGGTGCAACATTAGACACAAGCGGCAACGCTACGGTAAATGAACTAACTGTAAACAGTACCACTACAATTGGAAGCACATTAGGCGTTACAGGCAATATTGCTGGTAGTGGAATAACATTAACAGGCGATGTAACGGCAGTTCAGTTAGGAACTACAGGTAACATTACCAGCGGAAGTTACTTGTTTGGTAACGGTAGATTTATTGAAGGTATTACTGTTGAAGCAGGATCTTCAATCACTAACGGAACAAGTAATGTAGTTGTTGAGGGTAGTGGTAACGTTAATACCAGTGTAAGTGGCATTCAAAACGTTTTTGTAGTTGCAGCAGACGGCGCACATACAAGCAACTTATTCCTGTCAGACACATTTACTGGAACCACAGTAAATGCTGCACAAATAGGAAATAGTGGTGCTACACTAACTGGTACATTAGACACAGCCGCACAAACTAATATTACTAGTGTCGGTACACTAACAGGACTTACACTAAGTGGTACATTAACTGGAACAACTGTAGAAGCCGCACAGATTGGTAATACTGGCGCTTCGTTAACAGGTACTTTACAAACTGCTGCTCAAACCAACATTACATCAGTAGGTACACTAACTGGATTGACACTAAGCGGCACATTAACCGGCACAACACTAGAAGCTGCTACTATTGGCAATTCTGGTGCAAGCCTAATAGGCGACGGTAGTCAATTAACTAGTTTAACAGGCGCTAATGTAACTGGAACGGTAGCCAATGCAACTTATGCAGACAGCACTGGCAGTGCAGGAACTGCAACAACGGCAGGAACTGCTGAGTACGTAACAAATGCCACACAGGCAAATATTACCAGTGTTGGCACATTAACTTCGCTAACCCTGTCAGGAACACTAACTGGAACTACCGTAGAAGCAGCACAGATAGGCAATAGTGGAGCAACTTTAACAGGAACTCTTGACACTGCTGCTCAAACCAACATTACATCAGTGGGTACGCTAACTGGACTCACTTTAAGTGGTACATTGACAGGTACAACTGTTGAAGCAGCACAGATAGGAAATAGCGGTGCTACACTAACAGGAACTCTTGACACTGCTGCCCAAACTAACATTACGTCAGTAGGTACACTTACTGGTTTAACACTAAGTGGAACATTAACTGGTACAACTGTAAATGCTGCTACTATTGGTAATGCCAGCGCGGCACTAATCGGCGCCACTTTAGATACAAGTGGTAACAGTACTGTAAATGCAATAACCATTAATAACAGTGCTACAATTGGAACAACGCTAGGAGTAACTGCTAACGTAACTGCTAACAGTTACATTATTGCTGGAGATGGAGTTTTCTGGAGCAATGGCGATCCTTATAGTTCAGGTGGTGGCGGCGGCACTACAACAGTAAGCAATACCGCACCAAGTAGCCCAAGTCAGGGTGACATATGGATTGACAGTGACAGTGGTATACAATTTATCTACTTCAATGATGGTGACAGCAGTCAGTGGGCTGAAATGCAGGCAGAACTTTCGTTTAGCAACGGCAGCGGCAGTGGAGGCAATGTTGATTTAAGTGCAGTTGCTCAAAGCATTATTCCTGCTGCAAATGTAACTTACGACTTAGGTAGTGCAAGTTACCAATGGCGTGATTTGTTCCTGTCAGGAAATACAATTAATCTTGGCGGAGCAACTATAAGTACAGACGCCAGCACTGGTGCTATTGCACTGATGCCGCAACCAACAGAAGCTAATCCAAACCCCAGTGGTATTGTGGTTAGTCCTGCAGGTGGAGTTGTAACAGTTGCTAGTACTGGAGGTAACATTGATGCAAACGCTTTTGCCAACGCAGGTAACGAAACTGGATCAGTTACAAGTACAGCGTTTGCATTCTCAATATTATTTGGAGGTTTATAATGGCTACACCTAATATCTTAGGTCTAACAACAGTAAATGGCAACACTACAGTACAGAGTTGTACAACAAGCGCCACCGCTATAGTTGAAAACGCTGCTGACAGTGGAAAGATTTACAAAATTAACAGTTTGATTATCTCAAACATAGATGGCACAAGTTCAGCTGATATCACTGTGGATTTATATCGCAGTAGTACTGCATATCATATAGTGAAAACAGTAGCGGTAGCAGCAGACAGTGCATTTAATGCAATTGACAAAACTGGCACAATTTATTTACTTGAAGGTGATGCACTAAGATGCACCGCCAGTGCCGATGGTGATTTACAGGCAGTATGTTCATTCGAGGAAATGTCTTAACATGAGAAATTCAGGCCTTAAAGGAAAACGAGCAGCCGATCAAACGGGAATTGTTTCTTTAGCATCACAGTTTAACCAAACAGAATATCTAATACCAAAAATTACTGGTTATACTGTTGATGGTAGTGTTAAACAACTCGATCCTGCAGGCGGCGAGGAAATAGTACTTCAAGGCAGTGGTTTTAAATCTGGTGCAACAGTAAGAGTTGATAATGCACAAATAGGTTCTGTAACTATTACACCAACTACACTAACTTTTACCAGTCCTGCTAAAACATCAGGGACTTATACTGTATATGCAACTAATCCAAATGGAGGCACGGCAGCATTGGTGCCAGGTTTGGTTTATGACGGACTGCCAACTTGGAGTAGTCCGGCAGCAGACAGCGAACTTGGCCCATACTATGAAACTACCAGTATAAACAATACTTTTGTGGCAGAAGAAGGTGGTGATTCGATAACTTATAGTCTTTATAGTGGTAGTTTGCCGTCGGGTGCTACGTTAGATGCTAACACTGGAAATTTAACCGGAACTGCACCTGTAGACAGTAATACAACAACTTACAGTTTTACCATTCAGGCACAAGATGAAGAAAATCAGACAGCTTTACGTTCATTTACATTAACGGTAAACACTGATGTAGTTACTTGGAGTCTGCCTGCCAGCGACGCACAGAGTTTAACTGCGAATACAGCCATGAGTAATTTAACATTGGTAGCCACTAGTGGTGCAGGTTATGGAGTGGTTTACACAGCAAATAGTTTACCAAATGGCTTAAGTCTTTCAGGCGACACTATTAGTGGCACACCAACTGATGTTGGAACTGAGTACACACTGTTGACTGCTACTGCTAATACAACTACAAGAACTGCTACAAAAACAATTACGTGGACCATTAGTGTTGCTGATACGGGTGATGCGTATTTTGCTGATACTAATGCACTTATACAAGGCATAGCTACGGCACAAACTGCTGACAATAGCGTAGTCACTGATCATTCCAGTAATAGCATTACTATGACTGTGTCGGGCAACCCTTATTCGGGCGCAGCCAGCCCATATTATGAACCACCTCCCAGTGTGTATTTTGATGGCAGTTCTTATCACAGTTGGACACTTGATGCTAATTGTACCTGTACAGGCGATTTTACGCTTGAGTTTTGGTGGTACAACAATCATACAACTTGGGGCAATTATGGAATCATGGGCGGCTCCTTTGGCTCTAAACCAGCAATCTATGGAGACAGCGGTGGCATATTGCACTTGTATGACGGCACAGTAAACCTTACATTTAGTGGCGGCACAAGAAATGCCTGGCACCATTTTGCAATCGTAAAAAGTGGTAGTGGATCAAACAACATAAAAGCCTATCGTGATGGCGCACAAGTAGGAATAACTACATCCAGTTCAACAATTGATTTTTCCGGAACTTTTTATGTTGGGTATAGCACCAGTTACAGTTATACACCTAAAGGGTATATTTGCCAACTAAGATTGGTTAACGGCACAGCTGTGTATACTTCCGCGTTTGATCCACCTACACACAGTTTAGAAAAAATTGCAAATACCGAGTTCTTGGCTTATGCCGGTCCTTGGATGGGCGATATTAGTGATAATGCTTTTGCTACATCTGTAACAGGTTGGCCTTATTCAAACTCCTCAACGCCAATGACTGCTGGCCCTGTTTACAATGCCTACGATCCTGCCAGCCACGCCGGCGCAATGTATTTTGACGATAGTGGAGATTATGTAACTTCATCAGCCAGTTTAACTCATAAACCAACTGGTGATTTTACAATGGAGTGTTGGTTTAAACCAGATGGAACGTTTGATAACACGAACGGCATTTTTACATTAGGAACTAATACCAATCAATCCTATAGTATTGCAATAGTAGGTGCAAGCAGCTCAACTGGGGCTATTGCTTTTTGGGTTAACGGATTTAACGGTACTACGACTTCATCCACTGGGCTTGCAAAAATAGGCGTATGGCAACACGTTGCTTTGGTTAGAAACGGCACAACAAATACATTATACTTAAATGGTCAGAGTGTAGCAACTAATACAAACACACCATCATTTACTGGTACTCCTACTTTCAGATTAGCCTCAAGGTATGCAGATAATCCTAACGAAATATTTAAAGGATGGCTCAGCGATTTTAGATATACAAAAAGTGCAGTTTATACGTCTAACTTTACGCCACCATCAAGTGCATTAGCCAGCGGGTCTGCTTATCTTGCTGTTCCTTTTAGTGATGCTGACATTTACGACGGTTCTGGTGTCAACAATATAAATCTTAACGCCACCGTGGCACTCAGTGACAGTGTTAAAAATTTTGGAAATACTTCAATTAATTTTGGCACGTCTGGATCTAATTATATGCGTCTATGGCACAGCACTTCCAGCATACCAACTTTAATTACTACAGGCACAGGAGCATTTACTTTAGAATGGTGGATGTATTGTAATTCTGGAACAGGCAGAACACTTAGAATACAATGGAAGTCAGGTTACTTGGCAGTGACAGATACTACAGGTGCTTACGCAGTTATGAGTAGCCTTGGTGATAATAACACTGGCTATAGTAATATTATAGACAGTGATACTGCTATATCAGCGCAAACATGGACTTATTGTGCTTTGGTAAGAACCGCAGCAGGAACGCTTACACTTTACCAAGGAACATCAGGATCAACGGCTAATGTGGGAGCAAGTACTTCAGCGTTGGGCAACAGTTTTGACGTAGGATTTTGGGGTGCAAGAGCAGGGACATCGACTCAAGAAATGAATGGATATTTAGACGATATTAGATTCACTAAAGGTGTAGCAAGAGATGTAACTTCGGTACCGACCTCGGCTCTACCCAATAAGTTAAGTACCTCATAACCAAATAAATATGATAAAGAGTAAGAGATGCCTTTAAATTTTCCAAACAGTCCCAGTCTAAATGACACCTATACCTTTGGTACAAAAACCTGGATATGGAACGGTGCCGCTTGGAAACTTAAAACGGACGGCGCTATTAACGATATTCCAATCGGTAACAGTTCTCCCAGCACCGGTGCATTTACTACACTGAGCGCCACTGGAACGTTTACTGGTACAACAGTAGAAGCAGCACAGATTGGCAATTCAGGCGCCACACTAACTGGTACTTTAGATACTGCAAGCCAACCAAACGTAACCAGCCTAGGTACGCTAACCGGGCTAACTCTGTCAGGTACGCTAACTGGAACAACTGTTGAAGCAGCACAAATAGGTAACAGTGGTGCCACACTAACTGGCACATTAAGTACGGCCGCTCAAACAAATATTACTTCACTAGGAACACTAACCGGATTAACTTTAAGTGGGACACTAACGGGCACCACGGTAGAAGCGGCCACAATTGGTAATACCGGCGCAACACTTACAGGTACATTAAGCACCGCTGCACAAACCAATGTTACAAGTCTTGGAACTTTAACCGGTTTAACTTTATCAGGAACACTGACAGGTACAACTATTGAGGCAGCACAAATAGGTAATTCAGGTGCAACACTAACTGGCACACTAAGCACCGCTGCTCAAACTAACATCACTTCACTAGGCACATTAACAGGGCTAACTTTATCAGGAACACTAACAGGTACAACTATTAATGCCGCTACAATTGGTAATAGTGGAGCAAGTTTAGTTGGATCATTGACAGGTGACGTAACTGGAACTGCAGCCGCAGCAACTACAGTTGTAACAACACTAACCGGTACATCAGCGAACTATTACATTCCGTTTTCACTAAGTGGCGCTACGACAGGCAATGCATCGTTGGGTATTGACTCAGGACTTTATTACAACCCCGGCACCAATTATCTTTACTATACTACGCTATCTGGTACAAGCATTTACGCAAGAGTTATTGATTTCTCAGATGGCAGTTCTTCTGTAGACCATTTAAGGTTTGGTAATTCAGATGACGCTAAGTTCTTCTACAATGGCACTCCCAACACAATGGAGTTGGACCTCGCAACCGGCGCACAAAGTTTTATTATTACAGATGCGGGCACCACACGATTTACGTTTGAAAAAGCAACTGGCAATTTAACTGCTGGCAATGTCATTGCTACTGCTTTTACTGGCGACGGAAGCGCATTAACCAGCATCACAGGTGCTAATGTAACCGGAACAGTAGCCAATGCCACTTACGCCGACAGCACTGGTAGCGCTGGCACTGCAACTTCTGCTACTACAGCAGGCACTGCTCAGTATGTAACAGAAGCTTCGCAACCAAACATTACCAGTGTAGGTTCCAGCCTTACTACAGGCGAGATTACAATTGGTAGTAACAGTATTACCAGCACACACGACACAATTACTATCGATCCAGCAAGTGCAGGACAAAATGGTTTAGTCGTTATTGAGGGCAATCTGCAAGTTACAGGTAACGTAACTTACGTTGATAGTGGGACTATTGTAATAAATGACAAAGACATTATCGTTGCCAATAACCAAACAACTAGTGCTGGTATTGACGGTGCTGGTATATTAGCAGGTAATGTCGGTGGAGTTGGTGTCGCAACTTGGATATATAATCACGCTACTACAAGTTGGCAAAGCAATGTTGGTGTAACACCTGCAGGTAACGCTAGTTTGAGTTTAGGAGGAACCAGCAACTATTGGAGTACTGGTTATTTCGATGCTATTCAAGCGCCAAGCATTACTGGTGTATTGCAAACTGCTGCTCAGACAAATATTACAAGTTTAGGTACGCTGACTGGACTTACACTCAGTGGTACGCTAACAGGAACAACTATAAATGCTGCCGCAATTGGTAACACAGGTGCAACACTAACAGGCACAATACAAACAGCAGCACAGACAAATATAACCAGTTTAGGTACATTAACCGGATTGACACTAAGTGGGACACTTACCGGTACAACCATAAATGCTGCTGCAATTGGTAATTCAGGCGCTACACTGACAGGTACAATACAAACCGCAGCCCAAACAAATATCACTTCACTTGGAACTTTAACAGGTTTAACTTTATCGGGTACACTAACTGGTACAACGGTAGAAGCTGCTACAATCGGTAATAGTGGAGCAACTCTCACTGGTACATTGAGTACAGCAGCACAAACCAATGTTACTAGTTTAGGCACATTAACTGGACTTACACTAAGTGGAACACTGACTGGTACAACTGTTGAAGCCGCACAGATAGGTAATAGTGGAGCCACGTTAACAGGTACACTTGATACAGCAGCACAAACAAACATCACATCAGTTGGTACGCTAACTGGACTAACATTAAGTGGAAATGTGTCAGGAACTAACTACATAGCCTCAGGAAACGTTAACGCCAGTAGTTATATTATCGAAGGTGATGGTGTTTTTTGGAGCAACGGTGATCCTTACAGTTCAGGCGGCGGCGGCGCTGGTGGCTATTTTAACAGTACATTAACATCGTTCCCAGGATCTGCTGGTAACAGTGATTATGGATCAGGCGAAACATATGTAGGGGAAAGTTCGTCATTCGATGCTTTTTTAATTCCGCTTATTCCTAACTACGACATGAACGATCCTTCAGGTTCTTTAGAAACAGTTGATCTCGGAGTCCTGACATAAAAAACGATAAATATTTACGGAGTTTATTAAATGCCAACACAAGTACAATTTAGACGAGGAACTGAAGCACAAAATGACGCATTTACAGGTGCCTCTGGTGAACTTTCGGTAGACATCACCAACGACAGTATCAGAATTCATGACGGTATTACTGCAGGAGGATTTGAACCCAATGCAAAATACGCTGACTTGGCAGAACGTTACGCTACAGATGTTCCTTTAGAACCAGGTGATGTTGTTGTTTTAGGCGGCATGCAGGAAATTACTAAATCCTCACAGCCTGCAGACACAAGAGTACTTGGAGTTGTTAGTACACAACCTAGCCATAAAATGAATGCTTATGTAGGTGAATTGGCCACTAGAAATCAAACACATCCTTACATTGCACTAACTGGACGTTGTCCCTGCAAAGCCGTCGGTATTGTTAAACAGGGTGATTTAATGATTACCAGTGAAGTGCCAGGGTATGCTCAATCTACTGATCAGTATATCGGTGGCGCTGTAATTGGAAAAGCAATTACCGGTAAGGATACAGAAGATCCTGGCGAAATTGAAGTTGCAGTTGGAAGATTCTAACTTTTAAGTTTTTCCTGCGTCTTTAACTTATTTCGACTTTTTTCTAATCTGATAGTTCTAAATACGCCTGGGTGCAATGGCTTTGGAAAGAACTCCAAAGGCACCCAGCAGAATCCTTTGTGCTCTCGGTTTAAGTCTGGTACAAATTCTTCTTCTACTTTGATTAAAAATGTGTGGTAAACAAATTTTTTGTTGTCGCTGACAAACTGTTCTATGGGAATAACTTTGGCGCCTTCAATTCGGCCACCTAGTTCTTCACTAATTTCTCTGTGCAATCCCGCAAGTATACTTTCTCCACGTTCTATTTTGCCACCCACAAGTCCCCAAGTGTCGGGAAACTTGCCGTCGTTACGTAGTAAGAATAGATAACGTTTTGTAGTGGTGCAATAGATCATTGCACCACAACTTGAATTTATATTACCAGTTGCCATTTACCTGCCTCATAGAAACCTTCGTAACTCTTGGCCCAAGTATTACCGTTCCATGCATACTGTGTACCTGTGGTCATGTTGGTTACATAGTATGTATCAGTTAGTTCACTTGCATCAAATATAACGACCCAATGTTGCCCGTTGAATTGTATAATGTCGTTTGCACTGGCCACCAGTCTGGTATTGTCTGCACCGACCCAGTTGTAAGTTGCTACGTTTGCAACATTTGCAGGACTTGAGTAGTCATTAACTAACAAATATCTTGTACCATTAACAAGTTTTTGTAAATCTCGGTTAGGTCTTGAACTTTGGGGATCAATAATTGCGTTGATAGGTGAAAGTGTATTGGCTGGTATTGTGTCTACATCTACAGTATATAACAAACTAGTGTCATCGGCAGGGTTGTAAGCCACTGTACCTACAACTTCTGTTGTGCCGTCTGCTAATTCTAAACGAACTTGACTAGTACCATTAACTAAGTTACCATAAACATTTATTAAACTGCGCCATGGCTCATTTACGCCATATTCATATATGCGTTCGCTGAATACAATCTTATCACCTATGTTACCAGTAATTAAATCATTTGCTAATACTGTAATACCATTTACACTTACTACTGTAGTATTTGGGGTTGTAACATTGTTGATAAAATTGTAGGCGTTTGCTGATACATTAGCATTTGCGTTGGCGGATAAAGTAATTTCAGTGTTGCTAACAACATTAGATACTGTGCCTAAAGATATATTGTCTTGACTGACTATTGTAAATCCAGCACGTATATCTGATGAAAATGTAGTGCTCACACCGGTTATAGTGGTACTTTCAGTATTAGCAGTTATAGTGCCTGTACCGCGTTGGCTTAACCCAGTAATTAACATGTCACTGGTAATACCATCTGCATCTGTTAACACAATATTAGCATTTGCACTAACATTAGCAGCAAGTTCTTTAATGTATTGTTGTCCAAATTTGTCGTCGACTGGATCATTGTATTTTACTAAACGTAACTCATCGTTTAGTAAAATTACACCATAATCAAGAGGTGTGAGGTATTGTCTACTAAGTAGATTTGCTTCGTCGTATATTGCGGTGTCGATATTGCCGTCTGCATCGTAGATGCTGGCAATAATTTTTTGTACCACACCCAATGTTTTGACCAGCGCTGGAGCACTGATATAAATTGGCAATTCAAATGTCAATGTTGCTATGTCTATATTAGTATCTGTTCCCACAGGTACAGTTCGACTGCTCCAACTGACACCACTTAACAATACATAAGTAATGCTGGTCCAATCCACGTAGTTGTCTGTGCTTTGTATTTCTAGTGCTGGGTTGAATAATGTACAGATTTGTTCCAGAATCTGGAGTTTCTGTTCAGTGTTGCTAGTCCAAATGTCTAATTTTAAAGTCAGTCTATAAGGCACAGGCATCAAGCGTTCTACTGTAAAAGTATCACCCTGTGTAGTTGCCAGTTGCCCAGTCTGAGAATCATAATAACGTTCACGTAGGTTCATTTTGTCTACGTAAGTGGGATTCATAATTCTACTACGATCATATTCCATTCCAGCAATGTATACTGCCATAGCAGGTGTGCTGTTTAAATAGTTTTCACTGTTTTGTTTTAGAATTGCTGCTGCCTGCCTACTGCTGTCGCCATATATTACAGGCACACGTTGAAGTGTAGTATTGCTGTTTCTGTCTTTGCCAAACTCTACTTGAAAGTTTGATACCATACGTATAAACTGCGTAATATATCTGCGTATTTGTTTGTCGTAGAAAAACTGTTGTAAAGCCATTAGTTATCTGCCTTGGGTGTAAGCGCCTTGCTAAGGCTTTGGCGTGTTGGAAATCTTTCGCCTTCTTGATTAGTGTAAGTTGTAGTATCATTAACAAAGATGCTGCGTAGTGTCTTATTGTCCGGACCTGGAGTCAAGTTAGCGCGAACATTGTCTTCAACTTTGATCCATCTAACACCATCGTAACGGAATAATCTATTCGGCACGTAATCTGTCCTTAATACATATTGCCCGATTGTTGGACTTCCGGGGAAAGAAGTACCAGCAGTTACAGTAAATCCGTTTGGAGCAGTTCCATCACCGCCTAAGTAAGCAGGAATAGCAACATTGGGAGTAGTTGGACTTGTTGTTGCTAATGTTCTAGTACTTCCTGCGTAAGTGTTTGAGTTATCTGCACCAAGACCAGTAGGATCGCCTGGAGCGCCTGTTGGAGTAAGTGGGACAATATAGAGTTCATCCATATTGTTACCGCTTTTATCTACATCTTGTTCTGCTTGTTCTATAATAGCATCGTTTATTTGCAACAACTTACTGAAGTTACTGGACACATTGCCAATTGTTTCAGAAGTGTTTTCGCTGGCTGCGATGTTGTTGAGAATATCTTTGTATTCTTGTGCATCCACTAGCGGAGTCATTTTGATACGCCATAAGTGCGGCCACCAAGTTTGACTGAATCCTTCTGAACTAAAAGTACAGTCCTGTACTACATAAAATCTTTTTAGGACTGCAGGAATTGTGGCATCTAAAGGATAGTAGTCTTTTTTGTGAGGTAGTTCAATAACGTCACCTGACATGATTTTACGTCCCAGCGTAGCAATCATGTCATTTAAGTGAAACGTCATATAAACTGTGTCTGCATTTAAGAATAAACCAAACTGTGTCAAATCAAAATCATTGTCGTTAACAGTGTAAATACCGCGCATGACATAAACGTCTTCGTCATACTTTCTATCTCTATTTTCTAAAAACAACAAGTCCTGTATGTTTTGGGCACTTTGATTCTGATATACGGGCTGTTCCCAATCTTTCCAATAAACACTAATAGGTGTACCATTTGCTATTGTGGTTGTGGTATTGGCACTGATTGTGACTGTGTTTGCTGTACTATTAGCCACAGTGATAGTGGTATTTGCAGCAATACCTATACCCTGTACAGTTTGTCCTGGTTCAAAAGTGCTGACATTAGCAAAACTTAAAACTGTTGTATTGGCACTGACTTCTGACGTAAGTGCATAGGCATTAGCCTGACTGTTCGTGCCAATGTATTTGTGTAAGTAGACTCCGGTGCCACCGATAGTAAACTCTTCGGAAATGCGTTTATCAAAAAATCTATAATCGTTGGTGTGGTTTTCACGCCACATGCTTAATCTTGGCATAAGTCAGAATCCAGTATTCTTATATTTATGGCGATATGAATTGTAAATAGTCCAAAAGTAATGTAGTACTTTGGTACTACTTGCACAATAATGATAAATCTGTTATAATACAGTTTTCCAAGAAGGATCAAAAATGGCTACAGTAGCAAGCGTTAAAGTAAAAGCAAAAAAACCCCGGGCAGTATCGTTTCACAGTAAACCCACAGACGGACCAGTTTGGGACACCGAACGGGCACGGGAACTGCCACAGGAAGAATTTGACCATTTGCTACGTAAGAGCATGAATTACTACAATTACCACTATAGTCAAAAAGATTTGAAAAAGTATGTGGTTGAGTGGATGCGTTCAG